CGCGCGCGCATCAAGGCCGCGCGGCAAGCCGCATCCGCAACCAAGGCGCCCGCGCCTCCCCGCATGGTCGGGACGGGCCGCGCGCCTTCCACGCCGAATATCCACGATCCCGGATTGTCAATCGAAGCCTACGCGAAAGCGCGGGGACTCGGTTGACGCGGCGTGACTGACACGAAAGGTCAGTTTCGATGCCGAACGATTTTCTCACAACCGCGACGATCGCCAAAGAGGCGCTGATTCAGCTCGAAAACCAGCTGGTCGCCGCCAAGCTTGTGAACCGTCGCTACGAGGCGGGTTTCGCGCGCGCGAAGGACGGCAACACGATCCGCGTGCGCCGGCCGAACCGATACAACGTGCGCACCGGCCCGACCGCATCGCCGCAGGATACCGAGGAAGGCAACATCTCGGTCGTGGTCGATCGCCAGCGGGGCGTCGATCTCTCCATTTCCAGCGCCGACATGACGCTGACGATCGACCGCCTCAGCGAGCTCTACATCCGGCCCGCGATGATGGAACTCGCGCAGCAGGTGGACGCGGACGTTCTCAGCCTCTACCCGAAGATCGCCAACTGGGTCGGCGCCACCGGGCAGCAGGTGAATTCGTGGTCCGACTACGCGAAGGCGCCGGAACGGCTGGACGAAATCGCGGTGCCTCGGCCGAACCGCGTCGGCATCCTGCACACCACCGATTATTGGGGTGTCGTCGGGTCGATGACGGCGACGGTGTTCAACGAACGCATCGTCAAGTCGGCGGTCGAGGATGCCAAGGTGGGCCGCTACGCGGACACGGACGTGTATCTGTCGCAGAACGTGGTTACCCATACGAATGGCGCGTTCGGCGGCTCGCCAGTGACCAACACCAGCACGCAGCCGACATCGTGGGCGGCGGTGAAGGGCACGACGCCAATTCAGCAGACCATCGCGGTTACCGCGGCATCGCTGTCGACCACCGGCTGGGCGAACGCGGGCGACGTGTTCACGATCGCGGATGTCCTCGACATCAACCCGCGCAACCGCGCGACGCTCGGACGACTGAAGCAGTTTGCCGTGCAGTCGGTCGCGAATTCGGATGGCTCGGGCAACGTCACGCTGACGATCACGCCTGCGATCATCCCGAGCGGGCCGCACCGCAACTGCATCCTGGTCAGTCCGGGCGCCGGCAAGGCGCTGACGTTCGTCGGCGCGGGCGGTGCGACGAACCGCGCGAACATCGTCATGCACAAGGACGCGCTGGGCCTGGTGATGGTGCCGATGGAGCTGCCGGCGGGCGCGGTCAATCCCGCGCGCGAGACCTACCGGGATATCTCGCTTCGCGTCATTCCCGTCTACGACGGCGCGAACGACGTGAACCTCTGGCGCATCGACATGCTGTATGGCGTCGAGGCGTACTACCCGGAGCTTGCCACGCGCCTGACCGGCACGAGCTGATCGGCCTTCTGGGCGGCTCCTTCTCGGGGCCGCCCCACCCATTCAATTCTGAGAGTGAGGATCATGGCTTACAGCAACTCCGGCCTGTCTGTGCTGGCGCAGAACATGAACAACACGGTGTGGGCGTACCGCACGAACGACACGGCGGCGACGGTCGTTGGCGCCGGCTACTTCAGCGCGGCGAACGACAAGATCAAGCGACACGATCAGATTCACGTGTCGCATTCGCTGGCGACTTCGCCTGGCGTGCTGCGGCTGAACGTTTCGGCGGCCGCGGTCGGCGGTTCGGTGACGGTGACCGGCGGCGTGGCGGCGCCGACCGCTGCGCCGGCGGGCGGCACTGGCGCGGCAGACGGCGCGTACGACACGGCCGCGAACCGCGACATCATGATCGCGACCGTCAACGCGCTGCGAACCGCGATGATCAATCACGGCCTGCTGTTCTGATGGCGACCGCGCGCGACGTGATCATCCGCGCGTTGCGGCGGATCGGCGAGCTTGCGGCGGGCGAAATCCCCGACGCCACGACCGCGCAGGACGCGCTGGCGGCGCTGAATCGCATGCTCGCGTCGTGGGAGCTTCGCGGCGTTCGGATGATGCCGCCGAGCTACGCGCTGGCCGATGTGATGCAGCTGCCGGACGGCCAGCTTGACGCGATCGAGGAAAACCTTGCCGTGAAGCTCGCGCCGGAATTCGGCACGGACGCAACCGCGTCGCTTCAGGCTGAAGCCGATCGCGGCTTTCGCGCGTTGCAGGCTGCCTACGCGGTAATTCCTCCGCTGCGCGCCGATCCAGCGTACACGCAACGTCCCGGAGAGTATTTCTGATGGCAACGCCGGCTCGATTCGCGAACGCGCTCTATCAGAGGCCGTGGTTGCCGCAAATCGGCACCTATCCCGGGCGCACCGGCAACGCGCTTACCGACCTGGCTGCTGCGCCCCCCGGTGCGCCAGCAGTTCCGCAGGTTCAGGAACCGCCGGTCTACGCGGGATCGCAGCCGCTGCAATCGCGTGTCGAGGCGCCGGGCGAAGGCTACGGCGGCGGTGGGATCGATCCGAACACCAGCGGGTATGGAACCGCGTCCTCGCTTGGCGCGTTCCTCGGCAACATCGCGACCGGGCTGGGGCTGATCACTGGCCCGCTTGGCGCGGCGATCACGGGCGGTCGCATCCTCGGCACGATGATCGCGGACCCGCAGCGCGACACGTTCTATGGTGTCGGAGACCTGTTCGGCGGCGGCGGCGGGCCGAATGTTGACCAGGGCGCCGTGATCGGTGCGCCGGCGGGCACCGCGCCCGGCTGGGGCGGCACGATCGGAAGGACGGCGGAAGGCAGCATTGAATTCGGTCCGGCAACGCCTGACGTGAACGATGTTCTTTCGGCAACGCCGAACCCGGGCAACCCTTTCGGGATGGCGCAGACGCATGGCACGGTCTCGTATGGCGGCGGCGGCGACGGCGGCGGCGGTTATGGCGGTGGCCTTGGCGCGTCAAGCGACGCGACCATGGGCGGCGTCGGCCAGGAAGCGGGGCAGTCGCTTGGCTGGCGCCGTGGTGGATACACCGGCGCGGGCGCGGATCGAATGGTGCAGCCCGGGATGCCGGCCGGCATGGTGCACGAAGGCGAATACGTGCTGCCCGCGCGCGCCACGGGCCATTACGGGACATCCCTGTTGACGCAGTTGAAAAACCGCAAGATCGACAAGGACAAGCTCGCAAGGCTTGCGCGCCGCTGATGCCGCGCGTTCCGTTCGCGTTCCAGTCGTATCGGGATCGGTCGTTGCCGATCGCGGCGCAGCGGCTGATCAACTTTTTCGCCGAGCAAGCGCCGGCTGACGCGAAGGCGCAAATCGTGCTTCGCCCGACCGGCGGGCTGTTCGTGTTCACGGTTCTGCCGACCGCCCCGGTGCGAGGCATGCATGTGATGGGCGAATATCTATACGTGGTAAGCGGACTGTCGCTTTATCGCGTCGATATCAGCGCAGTCGTGACGCCGATCGGCTCGATCGCAGGTACTGCGCCGGTGACGATGGCCGACAACGGCATTCAGCTTGTGATCGTCGCGCCTGACGTTCGGCGCGGTTGGGTGATGACCGGCACCACGCTAACGCAGATCACCGATCCCGACTTTCAGGAGCCGATCAGCGTTACCGTGATCGACGGGTTCGCGGTGTTCGGCAAGGCAGACTCGACAGAGTTCTTCATTTCCGATGCGGACGATGCGCTGTCCTTCGACGCGCTTAACTTCGCCGCGGCGGAACGCTCGCCAGACAATATCGTTGGCGTTCGCCGCGTCGGCGGAGAGCTTTGGATTTTCGGCGAGAAAACGGTTGAGATTTTCTCGACCACGGTTGACGAAAACTTCCCGTTCCTGCGGATTGCCGGCGGCCTGGCCGAGCGCGGATGCGTCGCGCGGGATTCGATCACAACGGGCGCCGGCACGGTCGCGTGGCTCGGCGAGGATCGTGCGTTCTACATCGGCGACAATCTTCGGCCTGCGCGAATCAGCACGCACGCCATCGAACAGGCGCTTGCCGGCTATTCCGTGGTGAGCGACGCGCGCGGCTGGTTCTACGAACAGGAAGGCCATCAGTTCTTCGCGTGGTCGTTCGCGAATGACGGCGCGACGTGGGTGTTCGATCTCGCAACCCGCGTCTGGCACGAGCGCGAAAGCGAAGGATATAAGACGTGGCGTTGCGTGACAGGCGCCGCGTTCGCGGGTGGCGTGATCGGCGGCGACAGCGCCAATGGCACGCTCTACCGCGTCGATAGCGTGCTTTACGATGACGCGGGCACTGAAATTCGCCGCACGGCGACGGGCACGCATTTCCATGCCGAAGGCCGGAAGATGTTCTTCCGTCGGCTCGACCTGGATATGGAAACCGGCACCGGTCTGCCGTTCGGTCAAGGTGCTGATCCGCAAATGTGGCTGCAATTCAGCGACGATGGCGGCCGCACGTGGAGTGACGAACGCTGGACCGGTATTGGTGCGCAAGGCCAGTATCGGCGGCGGGCGCGATGGTCGCGGCTCGGCGCGGCGCGGGACCGCGTGTTTCGCATCGGAATGAGCGATCCCGTTCGCACGGCGATCGTCGCGGCAAACCTGGACATCTCGGCCGGTCAGACCTGATGGCAGAGACTGCGAACGCGCTGGCGGACCTTCGACTGACGCGGCGGGAGGCGGACGCCTTCCGTCCGGCGCAAGCCTCGCCCTATCGGCGGGCGACCTGGGGCGAGACCGGGAATGCGCTTCTCTCGCTCGGCCGGATGCTGCTGCCGCCGACGCCGAATGAATACGTGTGGGGTCTATCCGGCCTAGCTCCTCCGCCGCCCGGCGCGGAAGTCCGGTCAGGCGTCGATGGATATGGCGCGGAATACCGGATGCCGGGCGGCGAATGGC